GCCCTCCCCAGAACCGCCCATGACAGGCCACACGACCTTGCCCGAAGGCAGGACGCCGATCGCCTGGAGGCCGGTGAACGGGTGGACGGGCAGCGCGGCACTGTTCATGCTGGTGATCTCCCATGTCGGGACGTACGCCCATGACGGGCGGCCTACGGATGAGGAATGCCGCTGGGGCCGGTGAACCGCTGGCCCTTAACGGCGAGAACCGGCCCGACCTCGCCGTGCTCGTGCACGGTCAAGATCTTCCGGTAGTCGATGCGCCGGCCTCCCCGATCGGACAGGCCGAACCTCTTCAAGATCTCCTCGTGCAGAGGCTCGAGGAGCCGGCCGATGTCGACGAGCTGGTCGCCGGAGAACACGTTCACGCCGGCGTCGGTGGTGGTGACGGCCTGGGCCCCCTCGGTCACCGTCACCGAGTTGATGGTCTGGCCCGGGTCCTGGCGGCCGACGATCGGCGCGACCGCGCAGTCGCAGGCGGGATGGATCGGCAGCAGGTCCTTGACGTGGTAGCGCTGCGTCGAGGCCAGCACGCACATCGCGCAGTTCTCCCGGCCGGTCAGCACCCGCCGATAGCCGACCACCCGGCGGCCGCCGCGCCGCCGCTGCCCGGCCTCCTCCTGGCGCTCCAGAACGATCCGGGACGCGTGCGTCTTGGCGAGCTGCAGATCGGTCGTCGCCAGGCCCTCCGCGCGCCGACGCCCGGCCGCGATCGCCGCGTTCAGCAGCGCACCACCCGCCAGGTCCGTCCAGATCTGCACGAACGGACGCCGGTACACCTCCCGGGCATCCACGCCCCGCAGATCGGCCGGCAGGTCGACGCCGAGCGGCTGCACGTCCACGCCGAGCAGATCCGTCAGCAGCGCCGCCAGGTACGCGTCGGTGATGGACGCCATCGCCTGCTGCGCGCCCTCGACCAGGTCCGCGGCCGAGGAGGCGAAGGCCTCCGCGTCGTCGTCCCGCCACGACGTCAGGCGGTCGAACCGGCCCATCACCGCGTCCGCGAGCGCGCCCCGTAGCGACGTGGCCGACGTGTTGTAGTTCGCGACGATCGCCGCCTGCTGCGCGTACGCCACCGGCACCTCCTAGTCGAGGTTCTCCGGCGCCGGACGGCCAACCGCGGCCGGTTCGGGCTGCTGGCCGGCAGGGTTCAGCGCGGCGGCGAGGAACGCATCCTGCGCCGAGCCGGTGGTGATGCGCTTGACCTGCTGCGGCGACTCGCCCATCCGCTCAGCGACGACGCCCAGCGGGTACCCGATGCTCTTGATCTTCGTCGCCATGTCCGCCACGACGCTCGGGTTGAGCTGACGCGGGTCCTTCCAGCGGACCTCGGAGGACACGAAATCCCTGTCCGAGCCGGCGACCTTCGCGGCCAGGCCGAACATGTCCTCGAGCGACTCCCCGAACCCTGTCTGATACTCGGAAATCTTGGCGACATGGTTGGTGTCCAGCGCGATCACCGTGTCCGCGCTGACGTTGATGAGGTCGCCCGCGTAGTAGTACGCCGGCGTGTGGGTGAGGATCAGCAGGTCCAAGATGTCGGCCTGGTGCGTCTTCAGGTAACCGAGCAGGTCGGTCTGGGAGAACTCGCCGAACTTCACGTTCTCGCCCGTGCTCGCCCACAGCGTGCCAGGATCAGGGCGGAACGGCTGCTCGATGCGCGGCTGGCCAGAGATCGGGTCCAGGATCGGCAGCCCCGTCTCCGGGTCCGTGATCGTCTGGAACTTGTGGCCCGTCACATACTTCTGCCGGAACGCCGAGTACCGCTCGGCCGTCATCCGGTTCAACATGCTGAGGTTGATCCGGTCCTGGATGTCGATGCCCTGCGCGAAGTCTGGCTGCGGCAACTCGCCCAGCTCGGGCGCGCACACGAACGGCACCACAGGCACCTCGCCCAGCGGGTTCTCCTCGACCTCCATGAACTCGCCATCAAGGTCGAGCCGCACCCCCCAGTTGTCAGGCCCCCACGGCAGCGGCCGGCGACCCGACCAGCGGGCCGCGGTCTGGTACTTAGCCACCACGTCCGGCAGGTAGACCGTGGCCTTCCCCACCTGCTCGATGTCGTCGTACCAGGCCTTCAGCGCGGCGATCCGCTCGCCGGTGGCAGGGTCGTACTCGACGATCACCTCGCGCGGATGCTCCGGCGTGATGAGCGGCCGCTTCGGGTCCTTCGGGTGCGGGCCGACGATCGCGTACGACTCGCTCTGGCTGAGTGCGGTCCGCCAGATTTGCTTCTGCCGCGAGTCCATCCGGTTCTGCTGCCACCAGCGCCACGCCTCGTCGTCCGACCGCCCGTCGGCGTCCGTGATGCCGATTGCCAGCAGACGGTGTACCGACGCGTCGACCACCATCTGCAGGAAGTTCGTCCGCGCCTTCCTCTGGAAGTCCAAGTACACCGACGCGGGCCCCTTCGGCCCCTGCGGCAGCGGCGGATTCCCCGAGTAGTAGTCCCACCAGCAGTTCAGCTGGATCTGCCGGTCCCGCAACTTCCGGCCCAACCTGAGCAGCCACCAGTCCGGAGACAGCGGGGTGGTATCCAGCACGCGCGCACCCCACATCCCTCAGAAGGTGTAACCCTGCATCTCTTCCTGCTGCTCCAGCACACCCTTGGCGATCGCGTCCGCCCGCGCCTCCCACGCCAGAATCGACGCGGCCGCCCCGTCGATCTTCCGCGAGGAGTCAGGGTGCTCCTTGCCTATCTGCACACCCGCCCGCGACACCCGCCGCCGCGCGTTCAAGAAGTGGCGGGTCAGCACGTGCGACCCGTCGTGGGTCATCTCCCGCTCCACGATCGCGTTGTGCAGCCGCTCCGTGGCCCGCACGATCTGCACCGCGCGGCCGCCGGTCATCCACCACTCGATCGGATGATCGCGGCTGGCCTTCACCTTCAGCCGCGGCCCGTACGTAGCCTCCCAGCTGCCAACGTGGCCCTCCCACTTCGCCGGGTCGGCGTAAAACGCCACCACGTTGTATCGGGCGAACGCAGCCTGCGCGGCGGCGAGCACCTCGACCACCGGCACCTGCCAGCCCTCACCGGCCGGCCCGTCAGGCTCCTCCCACACCCCGATCGGGAACAGATGCCCGTCGGACACCCGGCAGCCCACCAACGCCGTCGCGTCCGTCACACCGCGGGCCCGCTTCCGCGAGCCGTCGAACCCGAGCGTGATCGTGTCGCCGTCGGCGACCACCTTGCTCGGGTCGGCGCACGCCGCCCACTCCGGCTGCGACAGCCAGGCGTCGGAGGCGTGGGTGACCTGGTTCAGGAAGTCCGAGCGGGACTCCTGCGGATCCGACGTCGGATCCCAGATCGTCGCCACCAGAACATCCAGGTCCACATGGCCCGGCGGGCAGGCCGGCTGGTGGATGACGCAGCCGTCCGGATGCCCGGAGGAGTCCCCGTACGCGATCCGCAGCCCGATCGTCAGCGACTCCCGGTCGGCCATGTCCGTCTCAGGCGGAGCCTCACGATGGTCGTAGTGCAGACCGTCGTCCTTGGCGCGCCCCTCGCGGATGGCCTGGTGAAAGGCGGCCGACTCCTCCGCGACGCTGCCGTGTCCAGGGATGAACGCGTTCGGCGACTCGACGAAGCTGCCGCCGATCTTCGCGGCGTTGTTCTTCATCTTCTGGAACAGGTTCAGGCCGCCATTGCTCCTGACCCACTCCTCCGTCTGGTCCAGCACGGCGAAGACGGGCTTGTTGCCCTTCACCGTCCGCGCCGACGACGTGATGGGCTGGATCTTCCCGCGCGGCAGGTTGACGAACGTCTCCATCGGCTCCAGACCGGGGTAGGCGTCGACCACCGGCCCGTCGAGCATCTCCAGCAGCGGCGCCCACGTGTTCTTGGTCTGATCCTCGGCGACCGCAGCGATCTGCACCAGCGGCGTCCGCACCTCAGACCACGGCTTCCCGACCGGCTGCCCGTCAGCGTCCCAACCATCCGGGACGACCGGCCCCAGGGCCTCCACGATGGCCAGCGCCGCGAGGAACGGGCTCTTGCCCCACCCCCGAGGCCGGGAGATGACGCCTCGCCGGAAGCGCCGCTTCCCCGTCCTCGGGTTGATCTCGTAGAAGCGGAGAACGAAGTCCTCCTGCTCGGGGTACAGCACGAACGGCTCGTACTCACCCCGATCCGGCGCGGCCAGATACTCGCTGATCCAGTCGATGACGTCGTACCCGAGCGTGGGGACCGCCCCGGGCTCGGGGGGCTTCCACGGCATCGCTACTCGTTCGACGCCTGGGGGTCCGCCTTCGGAGCCGGCAGCGAGCGCAGCACGCCGCGCCGCTCCCTCGAGGAGGCGCGAGCCCCCTCCGGCCGGCGCCCGTCCGCCTCGTCTGCCTGCGCGAACTGCATGCGCAGCCGCGCGCGGTCTTCGAGCGTCGCGCCGAACTTCGCCACCCGCAGCCGGAGCTCGGCCGCCTGCGACAGATCACCCAGCCAGAACCGCGCGTGAATCAGCGCCGTGTCCAGCAGGAACTGCCAGTCCGTGCTGGAGAAGTGCTCAGCCTGCGGCGACTTCTTCCACGTCGCCCACCACTCGCTCGTACGCGCCGGCCACTTCCACTCGACCAGCTCGCCGTCCTTCTCGACCTCGAACGTCGGCAGATCCGGCGCCGCGGCCTGCTCGAAGCGGAGGATGGTCTGCGGGTGCGGGTCCTTGTTCCTGCGCGCGCGCCGCGACGAGTCCTTCGGAGCAGGGCCCATTCCGGCCATGATGCCTACCTCCCATGTCGGGAATGCGGGCGCCCCTGGCGGGTGCACCGCGACGAAGATCGAAATCCGCCAGACCCGTACGCAGCCCGAGCCGCAGCACCTTCCCGGGCTCGCTGGGGTGGCGGGGGAGGGGTATGCCCCACCCTGTCCCGTGTGTCCGGTTTGGGGTGTTAGGCCGGATTGTCTGGTGTGACGCTGTGTGACGTGCCCTGGGCTCTAGTCGGGGTCGTCGTCCTGCGCGTAGCCCTGGCGCGCGATGTCGCTGCCTGCCGTGATGAGGCCGACGCCCTCGATCCAGCACATGCCCTCGGTATGCGCGTACCCGAGCGTGACGGTCCCGTCGCCTTGGACGACCTTGCACAGCACGACGGCGCTGGTGATGAGGTCCCCCTCGTCGAGGTCGAGCTCTACGCCGAGGCTGTCGAGGATGGAGCCGATGTGCTGGAGGGTCATCGCAGTCCTGGGTGTGGCTCGGGTGGCCGGCGTAGTGGGGGCTGACGCTTGCGTGCTGCGTTGCCCTGGGCTGAGCTTTTGCGGTCGTGGTGCCAGGAGCACAGCAGGCGCAGGTTCTCCAGCCGGTGGTCGTGGGGGTCGTCGATGTGGTCGACGTCGGTGCCTGGCTCTGCGCACCGGGTGTCGTCTTGGAGGGTGGCGGTGCAGCGGTAGCCGTCGCGCTTGAGTACGGCGGGGCGGATCTCGCTGTACCAGTTCGGGGGGAGGGTGGCTCGGCGGTTGGAGCCTGCCCAGCGGCCGGGCATCAGCTGGTGTCCTTGTCCTGGCCCTGCTCCTCGTGCACCTGGCTGCTGGTGAGGAGTTCGGCGGCGGCGAGGATGATGGCCAGCCAGGACAGGCCGAGGATGAACGGGGGCTCGTCTCTGGCGACGGTGAGGACTGAGAGAGGCCAGCCGATGATGGAGCCGCTGAGCAGGATCCAGGCGAGGATGACGCGGGCTCGGCGTGCGCGCTGGGACATCAGTTCTTGTGCTCCTGTCCGGGGCGTACGCCGAGGGCTCGCTCATGGAGGTTCGAGCACAGGCCCTTCACCACGCCGGGGCCGACGTACTTGCTGAGCTCGGCGACGCACCGGTCGAAGTCGCCGGGGACGCCCCATTGGACTTTCGCGGCGCCGGGGCCGTGGGCCCAGTAGCGCATCAGACGTTCAGTGTCAGGGCTGAAGTCGGCCACATTCGCCTCCTACGTGGGCTCCTTCTCCTGTGCTGCCTTCAGCAGGTCTCGCGCCTCGTCTCGCTCCCGGACGAACAGCAGGGCCAGAGTCCAGATCAGGCCATCCGCGATATGCCCGCTGATGTCAAAGAGATGGTCTCCAGAGAGGTACTCCACGCCCGTGCCAGGGAGCAGCAGTGCCAGAACGGCCATAGCGGCCTTCACGGCGACAAAAATCTTGCAGAACTGCGCGGCGAAGCTCCGCGCCGGGGTGAACAGGGCCCAGAGGTAGACGCGCAAGGCCGATTTGGGTCCGTACTTCATTTGCTCTCCTCATGAGTGGCGAGAGTCCCGGTCCATGAGGAGACCGGGACTCTCTACCTCCGGGAGCTACCCGGAGGATTCTGACTTCTCGGCGAACGGAGACCAGCCACACTCGTGGCACAGGCCGTAGCGGCCGATTCGGTATGCAGCCTCGCTGCTGATGACGTAGATGTCCGCCATCACCAGCGTGGTCTTGCAGCAGTGCGGACACCACTCCTGGCGGGGATCGCCGACGCTCGGGATGACGTGCTCGTGCCGTATCACGGGCGCTGCCACCAGTAGTAGGCGAGGACGTCTCCACGCCAGGTGTCCACGACGCCGGGGCCGAGTTCGGCGAGCATCGCCTCGTACGTCCAATGGTCGACGTGCCGCTCGAACGGGTTCCCGTTCACCGCCCCCTGGTCCAGGTGCAGCACCGGGATCGACACGAGCATGTTCGGGACGACCTGCTGGAGCCGCTCGATCAGCACCTGGGCCTGCAGCCGGTTCATGTGCTCCAGCACGTCACCCACGATGACGAGATCCGTGGCGCGGAACCACGACCAGTCCACCAGGCGCGCGTCCGCGACGTGGACGACGTCGTACAGCTCGTCCAGGCCGTAGGCGGCGATGTACGGCGCCCAGGCTTCGATGCCGATCCATCGGGCCTTGTGGTGGGGCCGCATGAGCTTGGCGTAGGTGCCCTCTCCGGGGCCGATATCGATCACCCAGTCGGGCCGGATCTTCAGGTACGTGGCCAGGGCCCAGTCCTTGCCCTGCCGGTCTGAGGTGGGCATGCGCGGGCCCCCTTCTGGTCAGGTGGCGGGCGGGCCGATGGTGAGCGACCCCGACCGGCGGACGGGCCTCTGGGTGGGCGTCGTGATCCGCGTCCACACCATGTACTCACCCACCGCGAGGTCGACGGCCGTTCCGGCGCCGATCAGCAGCGTCGCCTCCAGGCCCTCCCAGGCGGCGGCATGGTAGTCGGCGTCGGCCGGTTCGCCCGCGGTGATGGGGACGATGGCGATCTCGACGGGCCACGCGGTCGCGTCGACCTCGTACGGGACCCGGAGCGGCTCGCGGCTGGTGGCGGGCATGTATGGCACGGCTACCTCCCGACGCGGACGAGGCCGATGGGCCAGGCCAGGCGGGGCGGGCCGATGCGGACGTCGCCCTCGAAGTCGCCCAGGTTGACCGCGACGACGGAACCTTGGCCCGCCCGCAGGAGGATGACGCCGGCGCGGCCGCGGGCGGTCACGCCGTTGTCGATGGCGACCGCGGTGACGGCTCCGGCTCCGGCGTGCATCCGGATGACGCCCGCGGCGCCGGGGAGCGGCTGCTGCTGGACGGCCAGGACGGTGCCGGCGGAGGCGCGGAGCCGGATGGTTCCGGCGGGGCCGGGGTTGACGCTGATGAGGCCGGTGGTCACGGCGCCCTGGCCGGCTCGCATCCGGATCGATCCGGATGGGGCGGTCAGGAAGGCGTTCTGGACGGCGGTGATCTGCCCGGTGCCGGCGCGGACGATGATGGTTCCGGCGCGGCCGGTGAGGGCGGGGCTTGCGGAGGTCGAGATCTGGCCGCTGCCCGCTCGCATGCGGATGACGCCGGCGGCCCCTTGTAGCTGGGCGACTCGGACGGCGGTGATCTGGCCGGAGGAGGCGCGCAGCACGATCGTGCCTGCGCGGCCTGCGAGAGGGGCCGCCTGGACAGCGGTGACGGTCCCGCTGCCGGCGCGGAGCTTGATTGCTCCGGCGGCGGCCGTGAGAAGCGTGTTCTGGGCCGCGATGACGGCGCCCTGGCCCGCTCGGACCCGGATGCTGCCTGCGCTGCCGGGGAGGGGTGCGGCGCGGACGGCGAGCAGCTGCCCGGCGCCGGCGCGGAGCCGGATGCTGGCGGCGTTGGTGGCGGGCAGGATGTCGGTGACCGCGACGGAACCCGCGCTTGCGCGGAGCACGACCGTCCCGGCTCGCCCTTGCAGGGTGACGCTTACCGCTGATGATGCGGCCGCGGTGGGGATGCGTTGGCGGGGGCGCGGGCGATCCCGCCAGCGGCGCCGGAAGATCGCCCGAGCCATGGGTCAGCCCATGATCTCGGCGACGTAGGCGGTGCCCTCCCACGTGATGCTGTCGGTCGGCGTGCCGCTCATGCCGACGATGAGCGCCTCCGATGCCTTGCAGGAGATCGCCGTCTCGGGGCTCCAGAGCTTGTCCAGGCCCGACCGGACGTTGAACACGCTCTGGTGCACGGTGACGAGTGCACCGGTGCCGACGGCGGCCTGCGTGGTGTTCAGCGTCTCCGCGGTGAAGGTCGCGGCCACGTCGCCAGAGCGGACGGGGATCCGGGCGACGCCGGTGTTGCCGCCGGAGCCGCTGGTATAGGAGCCGGAGGCCCGCTTGATGTAGTAGCGAAGGCCCTCTTCCTCGGTGTCCTTGTAGTCGGTGGACTGGCCGATGTCGAGGTAGAAGAGCGACAGGCCGCAGGAGGAGGGCGCGATGAGCTCGAACCAGTCCACCGCGCCGCCCTGGGCGGAGGCCGTGAAGCTGACGGTGTAGACCCGGAACTGGATCAAGGTGGTCTCCGCTCCCCGGCCCTCAGCCGGTCCAGTCGGTGGTGCTCACGCCGAGCGGCGTCCAGTACTTGCCGGAGTCGGCGGGATTGCCGTACGCGGCGCCGGGCGGCACCAGCCAGCGGTTGCGACGCCAGAGGTTGCCGTTTCCGTCGCTCCAGCCGTACAGCTCGCGGAACACCGGCGCGATCAAGGTCGTCAGCGTGTTGTCGGTGAAGACCATCCGCTGGTTGCCGACGCCGTCGCCGCCGAGGTTCACGGTGTTGCCCCACCCGCCGACCAGGTTCCCCGTGATCGTGATGTCGGAGTAGTAGAGGGGCGTACCGGGGTCGATCTGCAACGCGATGCCGTTCGTGTTGCCACCCGAGATGATCGTGTTGCCGCGGATCGTGACGTGGCTGATGCCAGGCCCGCCGTTGCTGCTCAGGATCCCGTCGTGGTGGTACTCGGCGTTCGCCTGGTCGGCCGCATCGTGCATGTACGACGACTCGATGAGCACCGGATTCGCCGCCGTCGACGACTGGTCGAGCTGCACCGCGTTACCGAAGCCCCAGAAGTGGCACCGCCGAACGGTCAAGCCGACGCCGCGGTGGTTGACCCCGAACTGGTAGGAGTTGGCGAACGAGACGGGCGGGCCGCTGATGGGCGGCCGGAACGTGCAGTACTCGAACAGCGTGCCCGTACCGTGGTCCGTGACGATGGCCTGGTTGGGGGCAGTCTCCTCGAACAGGCACCCGCGGAAGACGACCCCGCCGGGCGGCGCGAGAGCGGTCCCGATCGCCACGCCAGCCGTGAAGTGCATCCCCTGGTAGGTGCCGCTCGTGATCACGTCGGCTCCGCTGTAGGGGGTCAGGCTGCCCGTGTAGCCGGGCCAGGCGGTGTGCCCGGTGGTGGTGGCGTCCGGCCAGTTGGGGCCAGGGTGGGAGATCCGGGTGACGAGAAGTCGGGCCACGTCACGCCGTGAACATCACGAGCAAGCCCTCAGTGCTGTCCAGCTGCGGTGTGAGCTGGCCGCCGTTGGACGCGGTCTGGGTGCCGCCGAGGTCCCAGAACAGCAGCACGGGCGACGTCGAGGGGGTGCCGGTCGACTTGTAGAAGAGCACGTGGCTGGCGGTCAGCGTGCCCGGGTTAACTGTCGTCCACACCGGATCAGTCGCGTCGACGAGCATGACGCCGCGGCCCATGCACGCCCAAGTGACGCCGCCGTCCGTGACGGTCTGCCCCAGCACGGTCGGGAAGGTGGGGACGCTGCCGCCAGACGTGCCCGCGACGAGCGCCTGGTACACGAACCCGTTGCCGGCCGCAGGCCGGACCACGTCGCCCACGGAGTAGGCCGTGCTGTTGGCGCGCTGAGTGGCCCACGAGTTCGCTGCAGTGTAGGTGGCTACCTTGCCCGTGAGCGTCAGGCCGCCGGCGGCGTAGCCGGTGTTGCCACCGCCGGTCGCTTCCACGCCGACGCCGGCCGTGACGACGTCGGACAGGTAGCGGGCGGTGTCCTGGGTGGCGCCGACGGTGTAGCTGGACAGGAGCATGGCCTTGATCGTGTCGGTCGGGAAGTTGATCTCCCCGGCCCACAGCGATTCCTGCATCCGGCCGTACACGAACTGGGTCACTGCCATCGGGGTTACCTCCAGGTCAAGGTCAGGGGGTCAGCGGACGAGGAGGGCCCGGCGAGCACGCGCGTACGGTTGAGGGGGCAGCGAGAAGGAGGCGTCCTGGAGCGTCGAGGTCGAGTTGCCCGGCGTGCCATCCCAGGTCGCGCCTGGCGACCCGCCGTCGAAGTAGGGCTGGAGTGTGGCCGACTGCTCGTACAGGACCGCAGTCCAGGAACAGGGGTTGCCGGAGTAGTCCTCGCCGAAGTGCAGCAGCCGCAGCGACACGGTGTTCGCTGGCGCGGTCCCGGTGATGCTCACGCGCGTGGCCGTCCCGGCCGGGGCGGCCGGGAACGCGATGGTCGACTCGCTGACTTCGTTCGATCCGGCGTCCAGCCACTGGATCGCCAGTGTCCCGCCAATGGTGAAGTTCGTGGGGCGGACGTAGGCGCTGACGGTGTATGCCTGGCCGACCACGGCGGCGCCGGTGGGGCCGAACATGAATGTTGACGTCGAGTAGCGGGCTGCCCAGTTACGTGGGAAGCCTTGCCCGGTTACATCGGTGCGGACGGGGGTTTCTCCGCCGGTCCAGCCGGTGACATCGACGTCGGCGGCCGGGTTGGGGCACAGGTTGTGGCGGGTCGCCATGTCAGGTGCCGGGCATCGTGATCGTGCCGATCGTGATGTCCAGGGCTACCCCGACGCTGATGGTCACCGTGTTGAGCTGCAGTTCGCCGCCGCCGCCCGTCACTGTGACCGTGCCGTCCGCGACGGCCACGTTGTTGCTGTCGAGCGCGCGGAACCACGCCGCCGTGCCGGCCGCCAGCCCGTTGGTGGACCGCGGCACGTTCTGCAGCGTGATCACACCGTTGGCCGCGGCACCGAACGACGGGTCGTTCAGCGTGAACTCGGCGAGCAGCACCTGAGCACCGATGGCGGTGTCGGGCCCGGCGGGCTGCGACCCGCTGTAGACGCGGATCTTGCCCGCGCCTGCGCCGGCGTCGAGCGCGGTCGTGATCTGGTTGGCGAGGGCGCTGCGGACGGCGTTGGAGACGCGGAGGGTCATGTCGGCGGTCCCCTTCTCAGGTGATGTGGAGCGGGTAGGGGCCCAGGACGGGGATCTCCATCGCGTCGGTGATCTTCACCCAGATGCCGTAGTTGACGCCCTTGGTGAGCGGCAGCAGCGTGGCCGGGCCGATCAGGATCGAGGCGCTGGGGCCGATCCATGACGCTGTCTTCCAGTCGCCGGTCGTCGGGTCCTGGCCCTGGGGGACGATCGCCATCTGCACGGGCAAGCTCGTCAGGTCAGGCGGCCCGACGATGGGCACCTTCACGTACTCGACGCTGATGCTCGGGATCGTCAGCACCGCCGCACCTCCCCGGTCAGGTCGTGGGTGATCCGGCCGCCCAGCCGCGGGGTGGTCTGCTGCTGTCCCAGTCGCCGGCGGGGGATCCTGCCGCCCAGCCGCGTACGGGGCCTGGGCTGGTGACGGTGATGTCGTCCGGCGGGATCTCGACCTCGCCGAGCAGCGCGCCGGTTAGCGAGGGCAGCGTGGCCGCGAGCGTGCTGGAGGCCCTGATGGCGCCGGCGAGGTTGCCGGTCAACGCTGGTAGCGCGGCTGACAGGGCGCTGATCGAGACGTTGCCGGTCAGGTTGCCGGTCAGCGATGGGAGCGTTGCTGTCAGGCCGCCGGAGGCCTTGGCCGTACCGGTGAGGTTGCCGGTCAGCGAGGGCAGTGTGGCCGTGAGGCCGCCTGCTGCGGCGGTGTTGCCGGTGAGGTCGCCGGTCAGTGATGGCAGGGTGGCGGCGAGGGAGCCTGAGATGCCGGTGACGGGGGTGATGATGGCTCGCCGGTGCCGGGCGGTCCTCCAGGAGATCGGTGGCCCGTCGTCGATGCTCGTGCCGGTCCCGCCGGACAGTGTTTCGCCGTTGCCGCTGGAGTCGACGGTCGAGGGGCTCAGGAGCGGGTACCAGGCGCGCAGGTTGGTGGTGCGGCCGGGCAGGTAGGTCCACGACTCCTGCTCGAGCTCGTCCTCGGTCAGGGCGGCTGACCAGACTTTCACGGCGGCCATGCTGCCGTTGAACCACTCGACTGAGCTGCCGGAGCCGCCTACGACGAGGCGGGATGCGTTGAACGTGACGTTGGCCTGGCCGACGGTCCCGCTGACCCATGTCGTGCTGCCAGCCGTGCGGACTCGGACTCGCGCGAGGCCCGGGTTGGCGGTCGCGGACAAGCCGATGTACGTCCACTCGCCGACGGCGAGGCTGTGGCCGATCAGCCCGAACCAGCCGCCGGAGTCGGTCTGGTAGGTGAGCGCCGAGCCGTCCCAGGCGTTCACGCGGAGCCTGTTGGAGCCGCCGCTGTTGTCGTCGATCGCCCACAGGACCGTGGTGGCGGCCCTGTTCACCGCCATCTTGACCCAGCAGGTGACGGTCCAATCGGGGACGACGCCGAGGCCGAGTGTGCGGGTGTAGAACTCGGTGGACGCGTCGAAGCGGACAGCCATCGGCGCTCCTAGGTGTCGCTGTAGGAGAGCCGAACCGAGGTGAGGATCATGTCGGCCGTGCTGGTGTCGCCTGCGTCGGCGGGGAGTCGGCTGATGCGGAGCCAGACTTCGTCGCCGGCGGCGATGGAGTCGAGGTTGGTGATGGTGATGGTGGCCTTCTGGAGGCGTTGGGCGGCGCCGCCGGGGTGGGCTTTGGTGACTTGCTGGGCGGTGGCGAAGGACTTGCCGGTCTCGACGCTGAGGTTGTCGGTGTCGGGAGTGATGGCGGCGAGGGCGGCTTCCCAGACGCAGGCGCCGGCGGCGGCGCTGGCGTTGTAGAAGTACACGTCGCAGGTGATGTTGCCGCTGCCGTAGTTGGCGGGGTCCAGCTTCCAGAAGGCGCGCTCGGTGTTGGTGCCGTCGTACGCCAAGCCGGAGACGGGGAAGTTGGTCCCCTGGATGACCTTGAAGGCGGGGAAGGCGCTGGCGGCGAACTGGGCCTCTTCGGGAGCGAGGTAGATCTTGCCCATGGTTCACCCCCGCTCGGCATGCGGTCGAACGCCTGTACGAGAATGGCGATATGGAGCCGTCCCGCGTTGAGCTGCACAATTGGCCCCCGGACCGAGGCCCCGGTGGGTGGGTCGCGCCGCAAGGGGAGCCGATCCACCGATGGGTTGTCGCCCGCGTCCATGCCCGCTACGTCGCGCCAGCGATCCCGTTCGGGGCGACCGACGGGGCGGGGCGGCCGGTGAGGCCGCGGCCGGAGCTGCACGCCTACCACGTCGATCTCAGCGGGGACGCGTTGGGGCTGCCGGACTACGACGGGGTGTTGCTGCACCAGGTGCCGCCGGTCGGCCAGTGGATGATCAAACTCGCGGATCCGGAGCACCTGGCGCGCATCGAGCGCTACCGGGAGACGTAGGTGGGGCCGGGCGGGTCGCCAAGCTGGCGGCGTGCGGCTTCGTCGAACCGCCCGGAGTTGAAGGGGTGACGGCCTGGCCGTCCCGCTCCCGGCACCAGGGACTCCCTCGAATCCCTAGGGGCGGCCAGGCCGTCACCGGGCTCCGTAGCCTCTACGGGGGTGAGGTTGCGGAGCGGCGCATCTCCCCCCAGCACGGTGGGAGTGCACGCTCTTGGAGTTTCTAGCGCTGTCTAGGCGGCGTCGCGGAGCTGGGCACGGTAGGCGTCACGCAGCTCAGGAGTGGCGGGGACCGGTTCGCCGCGGTACAGGAACGCGTCGATCGTGGACAGGTCCACAAGGTCGTAGTAGACGCTGCGCCCGAGGCTTCGGGGGGTGGTGAGACGGCGGGCGTTGTACCTGGACGGCCAATCGCGCAGGGAGGACCAGGAACGTCCGAAATGCTCAGCCGCAGCCTTCAATGTGATGGGCTCTGCCCGCATGTTTGCCCCCTGACATGCGAAAACGCCCCAAGCTCCGAGGTGCTTAGGGCGTGAATCACCACTCTGATTACGTAGTGTCGCAGCAGGTCAGGGTATGCGCAAGTTGGGCGCGCGTGGATTACGTCACGAGTTTCCGGCTGTTTCGGACTCGTCGAAGCTCAGGAGATCGACGGCCAGGGCTCGCCGCTGTTCGGGGGTGAGCCGGACCGGCCACATGGCGGGCAGGAGCATCACATCACCGTCCGGACACGGCACGATCGTGACGGGGCGGCTTGGGGAGAAGATCACAGTGCGTCCATGGTCTCATGTCAGGACGCCTCTACAAGGTCCAGTTCGCGTCCTTGCTTCTCCCGGAGTTCTCTCTCCTCCCGGTCGGGGATGAGCCGCCCGCAGGCCTTGCACGCCCAGTGGTGTTCCTGCTCACGCATCACCTGCTTGTAGGTGGCGCAGCGGGGGCAGCGGATCGGGGAGGTACTGCCGATGGGTTCCTCGTTCGCCAGCGCGCGTAGGACGATCTCCCAGCGCAGGATGTCGAGGCCGGTCTTGATGTGGTCGTCGTCGGCGAGGATGTCACCGAGGCGTTCTGACAGCCACCCGATTGTGCGGGAACGCGGATGGGCGCCGCGGTGGGTGCGGTTGACGCGGGGGGCGTAGTCGCAGGTGTGTCTCCACTCGTCTTCCACGTCGGCGAGGAAGCCGTACAGCTTGTCGAGGGCGTCAGCGGTCGGGGAAGGGCTCGGCGCGCCTTTGGAGCCGCTCACGCGCCCTTCGGTGACCCTCCCCCGGTGTCCGTCAGCGCGGGCCGCGAGCTCGGAGGCGAGGACGTCAAGGTCGAGCAACGCCGACCGAACCAGAGACTTGCAGCGGGCGCACCACAGCGGGTCTCCCGGGGTGCATTCGATGACTGGCTCGGCTGGGGCTGGCGGGCAGTCGCCGTGCCGGCCGGCCGCGATCCACTTGTCTACTTCGACGATGTGGGCGTCCAGCGCCTGATCGTAGGCGGCGGCGGCTTTGCGGGCTTGGTGGTTGCAGGGACCTGCGCAGGCGTCGGAGCTGATGGGCACGATACCTCCCCGTTGGTCTTACGCTGAACGGGAAGCCGTTGAGGGACGGTAGAGGCGAGTGGGGTCGAGGCGGCTCTCCGTTCGTGGCGGAGGGCCGCTTTCGCGTTCAGTAAGAGTCTGACGTATGCCGGGCAGGAGAACCGGCAGCAATCGTCTCACTCGGTGATCTGGTTCAGCAAATGCTGCCAGAACGCCGCCAGCTCGTCGCCGGCGTAGCGGTGGTAGTGGATGCGTGCGTGGCCGTCGCACTCCCGGTAGACCGCCACTTCCGTGTACGGGGTGCCGTCGTCAACGAACCCGGTGTACAGGTGGGTCCAGTCGCCCTCGGTCGGCGTCCAGTCTGGGAACGCCAGTTGTGCGGCGCGGTCGCGGAGGGTGCTGAGCCACCTGTCCTCCCCCGAGGTGTCCATACTCTACGGTGCCAGGACAGGCACCAAGAGCAGGCAAAACGTCCCGTGGGCCTCAGCTTGTCGTTCCTGTGCAGGTGCCGCACGGGCCCTTGCCTGCAGCCTCAGCCGTAGCTAGCTCTGTCGGTGTGATCGGGTACTGGTTGTAGCGGCCTTCGCCGCTCTTCTGTCCCGCCTTCAGGTCCCGGCAGTCCTTCTTGGAGTGGTACTTGTCGCCCTTCTCGGTGATCCATACGCGGGTCATGGTGTCGTCCCGTCCCGCTTGCCTCGGCTGGTGACGCGGTCAATGGTGGCGCTCATGCGTATCCTCCTATCTCGCACTCTTCCGTGTGTCCGGGAGCTATGCCGCAGTAGATGCACGGGACCCAATCCCGCGGCACGTACCCTCCGAGATCGCACCCCTCGGGGGGATGGCCATCTTCGGGTTCGCGTCCGCAACCGGTACACACCAAGACCGGTTCACTCATCATCGGGGGTCTCCAGCAGGTCTGTCTGTCCGTCGATCTCGCGCCACACCGGGACGCCTGTGATGCGCAGAGGGCGGCGGGGCGCGATGCCGAGCTTGGACGCGCAGTCAGGGCCGAGGCCGAGAGCACGCGACTCCGGGGTGCGCAGGGTGTGTTTGCATGCCGCGCACCGGGTGACATGGTCTCGGGTAGCAGGCTCGTCAAGGTCGAGGAGGAGGGTCACGACGGCTTCCGCCTGATGACCTCTACGTTTATCGACCTACCGTGCTCGTCAAGGCGTTCGACGATCGTCGTCAGTGGTCCTTGCTGCGCCGATACCCGTGCGCGTGTGTTTCGCACAGCTTCGCTCAGCCCGCCGCGATGCAGCTTGGGCGCTGGCGGGAGTGCTTGGGGCGAGCGAGGCCGAAGCCCCAGGAGTACGGCCTGGAGATTGGTCATATTGACGTGGGTCTTGCCAGCACCTGTCGGAAGGACGAGCCGGCTTCTTGCGTGATCGATGTCGTCAGAGGTTCTCACAGCGACCAGTCTCCTCGTGTCAGGTCTCAGGGGGCTCTTTCCGTTCAGCGCTTACTCGCTTTTCCGACGCCTCGTTGACGGGTGTTCCCCGCCCTCTCGGCACGCCTACAGCATCGCAGCAGGCGGCGCAGCGGGGCATGGAGAAGCGGGAGACGAGGCCGGCGTAGGTGAGGGCGAGGGTACGCCCGCACGCGGTGGTGCGGATGTACGGCTCGCCCTCGTCGATCCCTGCCCGGTGGTCTTCGACGGTGAGGGCGTCGCCTGGTACGGCGTGCAAGCGGTGCCAGCCCTTGAAGGTGGTCAGCCACCAGTGGAACCCGTTTTCCTTGATTGGAAAGGCGGTCACCCGGGCTCCCGGTCGTCGAGGCGGTCGATGAAGTCGACCAGATCCTTCGCGTACCGGCCCGCCACGCCGTGCGGTGAGCACCAGAAGCGGAAGTCCTCATCGATGTAGCGGCGGATCTCGGCGAGCTGGCGTTCGGCGGTCTCGGCGCGTTCCCGCCAGTGCGTCGAGTACTTGCGCCACTGGACCACGGTTCGATCCGCGTAGCCGCGTCTGGCCTCGTCGTCGTCCGTTCCGTCAGGTACGGGCGGAGGGTCAGCGATGAGAGCCCTCACGGAGCGTTCCGCCTTGTGGGCGCGTCGCCGCCACTCCAGCATCTCGCCCATCAGGTCGGAGTACTCCTTACGAGTCTCCGAGAGCTGGCCGCGAACGATGTCGTAGGCGGCCCGGACGGTTGCCAAGTCTTCAGCCACGGCCCTCAGCCTCCTCCGCCCTTCGCTCGATCGATGTCAGGGCGTCCGCGACCGTCCATCCGTTGCACACCATCTTCGGCGCGGCATTGATGGCTAACCGCTTGGCGGTCTCCAGGTCGAACCGATGCGTGGCCAGCCATTCGTCTGTCCGTTCGGACGGGATCGACTCCCAGTCCCACTCCCCAGCGGAGGACAAGCACATGCGTCCAGATCTGAGGACCGCCCACTTGTCGCGGCCCCGATACTCGACTGTGATCGTGAACCCGGATGCGTTGATGTCGTCGAGCGGTAGGCAGGACACGTCGAAGCGAGTCGGGTGCACGACCGCTTTGGTGATCTCAGGCATCGGTGGTCCTCTCAGGTAGGGCGGCACGGAGGCGGTCGCAGGCGTCTCCTTCGATCTCGTCGGCGACCGCGAGCAGCACGGCGACCATGCTGGACCCCTGGAAGAGGCGCGGGTGCCTGTCGATGAACTGCCGTGTCGGCGGCTTCAACCCACCGTCGTCTTTGGTGATGGCGCGGATCTCTTCGGCAATCTTGCGGCGTTCGTCTGCTCGGATCTCCTCCTCGCCGACGTCAGGCTCGTCAAGAGCAGCCATGAACGCTTCCATCTCTTCGTCGGTGAGGTCGAGGTCGGTGTGGAGATCTTCGATGCGCTGGGGTGCTGTGACGCCTTGTGCGGCGGTGTGCTCCTCCAGAGTCACCTTGCCTTCAACGGCGTCTCGCAGGGCCTGTGCTCGGGCTTGGGCGGCGAGGACAGGAGCAGCAGCCTCCAGAGCAGCGCGGGCCTCGCACTCGAAGCAAAACCCTTCATGCTCGCACGACAGGTTCGTGATCGCCGCCGTGGCGGCTTGTACGGCTTCTTCGGGAAGGTCAGGCATGGTCAGCCATCTCCTGGAGTGAAGTGAGACGGAAGCGCCACACCTGGCCCCAGACGCGGCGGACGTGCGGTTCTTCCACATTGCCGCACGGGGCGCACACGAACTCGGTCTGCCTGCCGAGCCCGAGACGATCGACGGAGAACACCTGTGTAGCGGGGCTGTTACGGCACCACTCGCACGTGAGCGGCGCGGCTTCTGCCGGGATGGGGTCAGGCATCGGCGTACGCTCCGTCCGCGATCTCCAGCAGCACGTCCGCATGGCACGGCCCCTCTGGGCACCAGCAGGCCAGATCCTTGCCTGCGAGTTCTCGCCGGATCTCCTCCAGGGACGGGTAGGCGTCGCCGTACCGCCCGTTGAGCAGGTCCCACTTGAAGAACTTCGCAGCGAAGTAGCGAGCCGTCTCGATGTCGATGTAGCTGGGGCCGCCGTGGTGGTCCATTGGGCTGCCGTGGACCCGGTACATGCGGCGGCCGTCGCGCTCGCTGCGCTCTGGAGTGATGCGGATCGGGTTGCCCCATCTCGTGCTGCGGTCCACGCAGACCGCGCCCTCGGGGAGTCTCCAGCCGCGCTCTCGCTTGCGCTGGATGCGCTTCGGCTCTCGGTCTGGGGAGGTCACTGGTCCCCCTCCTCTACGTAGCCGTAGGCAGGCGGTACCAGCTCGGCCTCCCACCCCTGCACGAACGGGTCATCGCTGGTCTTGCCTGCCGCGTACGACTCGGCGAGGGTCATCGCCGTGATCGCCTGAGTCCGGGAGTAGACGCCCTGGCGTCCTGTGACGGTCCAGCCCCGGTCAGGCCAGCGGACGGCCACCGTGTCGCACTCGTCCGAGACCATGCGGCCGGCGTCGTCGTCGATCGTCAAGCCCACGTCAGTCCCCCTCCTCTGCGCCGGACCCGTCATGCGCAATGCGTCGAGCCTGCCGCTCTACGCAGCCGTGCTCAGGCAGAGACTCCAGCGTTCGGGGACGAAGCCGTGCCCCACAGTCGTCGCACACGACAGAGCCGGTAGCGGCGAAGTCGGCCTCAGGGTCGTAGCTCTTCGAGATGTCGGCCATCGGTCAGCCCTCCTCGGAGGAGGAGTCCGGGATCGGCCAGCTCGCGACCTCAGCAGCGACGGCCTGGATCACGTCCGCGATGCCGGACGCGGCAGAGAGGCCGTACTTGCTGATGAATTCTCGTAAGGCGGGGTCGTTCGGCTGGGCGCCAACCGCGAGAGCGAGCAGCTTCGCGCCGACCTTCTGGCGCTCGTCGTGGCGCACCGCTTGGATAGCGAACTGCGTCGTGTCCATGGCTCAGCCTTCCTGTGGGGAGTCCGGAGAGGCGGCAGCCGCGTCTCTCGCGAGCGCACGTAACCGGTCCACCTCGGCGATGCCGAGTGTGCGTTCAGCCTCGTACCAGCCGCCGAAGAGGCTCTCGGCGTGGTCGCTGGCCGCCTCGTCGTCGAGGGCGGTCAACTCGGGGTGGTCGAGGTAGTCGGCGGGGTAGTTCTCGCGGGCGTACTCCCGCCCTTCCACCTCGATCTTGCGCAGGTGCAGGAGCGCAGCGCCCTTGTCCACGTCGGGCATCTGTTCCCAGGTAGGGAGCTGGTTCATCGGGCGTCCGCCTCTCTGCTGTTCGGGTTGTCGAGGATGTGGCGCATCTTGGCGGTCTCTGCCGCGCGGCCGTCGCCGTCTTCCTGCGCGATGGCTTGGAGTGCTTGCGCCAAGGCGTCGGCCATGCGGTCTGCGGCTTCCTGGGTCAGCGTCTCGTCGCTGCCGTCTTTTGAGCTGTCTGGCATCGGGAGTCTCCTCAGCCGTTCGGTTGGGGGTGGTAGCCCTCTCCCGCGTCCAAGCACAGAGAGAGGGCGGGGAGGTCAGCGGATCTCGTTCAGTCGGGCGTTCAGGCGCTCCTCGCGCTCTCGGGCGACATCGCTGGGGTTGGGCTGCCAGCAGGCGACCCTTACAAGACCAGGGATTTCCATGTGAGGGCGGAGACGCCAGCTTCCGAGTCCCGTGAGCAGGCACTCGAAGCCGCTGCTCGGCGTCGGCGTGGCGCGGTACTGCTGGACTGCTTCGCCGATCACCTGCGCCGTAACCGGTTGCTCCAGGTCGGGGAACTCCACGCGCAGGGCCTCGATTACTGCGAGGGCGTACCGGCCCAGGACGCCTTTCGGCGGGTGGCCCACACCGTCGCATCGGCTGCCGCCAGGGCGGAGGACGCCGCTGCCCTTGTAGGCGGCGTGGGCGTGCTGGCGCAGCGTTCCGTCCTTCTTCAGGCTCACGTCGGTGCGCCCGCACACTCGGCAGCCGGCGTGCTCTTCGTCGCTCATCGGTCTCCGTTCAGGGGGTCAGGGGGTGGGCGGCGATGATCGCGGCCCGCTCGGCGTCGTACTGCTCCAAGCTGATCCGCCGCTGCCGGTACCGTTCACGAGCCTCGGCCAGCTCGCGCCGTCCAGCGAGAGACACGCGGACGCTGAAGGACGGCGGGTCGAGCAGGCAGTACTCGCAGCCCGGCACGCGCTCGTCGAGCCGCCAATGGTCGTGCTCGTGGACCCGCTCGGCGCGGTGCTCCTCAGCGAGTTCCTCGCGGTCGGCGTAGCCGCCGCCTTCGCACGTCTCCAGGTGACGGCCGTCGGCCAGGCCGCAGCCGACGCAGACAAGGATCATGTCGTTCTCCATGGGGTCAGGGG